CCGTACATTTCACTTGCGCTTTCTTCAAGCACCTCATTCACTGTTTCTCCCGTCACGGCGGTTCCCGTCCCCGAAGTGTCAGAAGCATCGGTATGTTCCGGCTCGTCCGGTTCCAAACCTATACTCTTGTAGAAGTCATTCAGGGATGTCCTGCCACGGGATTCCCTGCGGCTCATTCTTTCCACGATTTCCAGAGCTTGCTGTTCACTGATGGTTGGTTCTTTTTTTGTTGCCATAAAAACAAATTGATTAAGTTATTACTGTGGTCTTGGTCAGTACCTTGACCGATTATTGCCAGCGAAATAAGGTGTTCTAATGCAGTCAGTCAAGCGTTTGGATTCGATTCGGCTATTTTGTGTGACTTTGCTTAATATCTGTCCGGACATCGGTGCGGACTTCACCGATTTGCCGGATATAAATAACGTATAATAGCAAAGCACAATCACGGACGAATTTGAATTAAGCTCTTATTTGGAATGAAACTTCTTTATTAAAGATAAGAACTAAGACAGAATAGACCGCCAATTTACAAAGCGTATCCCGGACAACCTCTGCCGTATCGGTGCCACAAGCTGCCATTTCCGAAAAATCCATTGTCGGATAACGCATTATATATTCCTTTGCGGCAAAAGGAACAATAACATCAAAGAAAAAGCATATGGAAATTGTATCAATCGAAAGAAAGACCTTTGAGGCGATGGTCGCAAAGTTCGACCGTTTTGTCAGCCGCATGGATGCCATCTGCCATCGGCACGGAGAGAAGAAGATGGGCGAGTGGATGGACAATCAGGATGTGTGTCGTATGCTCAACATCAGCCCGCGCACGTTGCAGACACTGCGGGACAACGGCATGCTGGCTTACTCGCAGATAAACCACAAGACGTATTACCGTCCCGAAGACGTACAACGTATAGTCTCCGTTGTGGAGGACAGACGGAAGGAAGCGAAATTCAAAGGCAGAACAATATAATCACCAAGTATAGTAATCCCACTAAATCCCAAAATGTATGAATGAACTGATTAACAAGGACAGCGAGTGGATAATCCACTTTATGGGCAGCCTCGACCGTCTGCTGGACGGCTTCGAGCATCTGACCGCCAACTATCGCCCGACACTGGGCGGAGAACGTTTCTTCACCGACAAGGAAGTATCTGCACGGCTGAAAGTGAGCCGCCGGACACTTCAGGACTACCGCAACGAGGGACGGATAGCCTATATCCAGTTGGGTGGCAAAATCCTATACCGTGAATCCGACATAGAAAAAATGTTGAATGACGGCTACCGCTCCGCCTATCGGCTGACAGGTACATGATTTTCTTGAAGGAGCGCAGTTTGCCGTCTGCCCTATGATTGCGCCAGCAATGAACTTACAACAAAAGGAAAAAGGAACGGCTTACGGATGAAGCGTCAAAATTCTGCTTCGTTCGTAAGCCGTTCCTTTTTCCTGTCTTCTGATTTTTCCGTCAGTCGCTTGTTTCCGTTGCCGGATGCCTTACAAGCGTATGGTCGGCAGGGGCAAGGTTTTCGGGCTGAATACGCTCCGCAGGAGGAAGATTCTGCCCGAAACGGCTTTGCCGCCTGACCTTGCCCCTGCCATCAAACCATGCGCTACCTTTGCATCCGAGCATCGAAAACAAGTGTCTGACGGGATGAACTCAATTATACCATCGGTTGCTTCCTCTGCCACAAGAAACAAGCAACGAAATCCTACCAGCACTCAATTTGCCGATTACAAACTGTCTGAACAGCATACTCTTTTTACTGCGTATTCTGAATGCAATGGCTATAACCATTTCAAGGCTGTAAACATCATAACTGATTCTATCGGGTTGCTTGACATACTTCATTGTGTCCACCTCGTTCAATTCCTTGTTCTTGTAGATATTGTGTATCGCCTTGCGGACATCGCACGAGAATACTCCGAACAAGTCGGCTATCTCGAATTGAGTCATCCATACGGGTGAAGTGGGCATACTCACCACACCGCTTTCACTGATTGTTATTATTCCTCTGTTCATAATTGATACTGTTATTTGATGTTGTTCGTCTTTTCGCTGTTTGGTTGTGTCTTTCTTCTCTCCATAAGCCTGTCCATATCTTCCGAGATTTTATCATCGGTCACCCGGGCATAGCCTTGTGTGGTCTTGATATTTGTATGTCCCATCATCTTGCTGATACTTTCAATCGGAACGCCTGCCGACAGAGCCAATGTTCCGAATGAGTGGCGGCTCGCGTGGTAGCTAAGATTCTCCTTTACACCAGCTAATATGCCTATTTCATGGATGCAGAACCAAAGGCTGTTGCGATTGGGCAAGGGGAATATGGGTTCTTTGTCATTGGTGGTGTTATACAGGGACAATATCTGCTCAGCAATCGGATGCAGTGGCACGAAAGATTCCACATCGGTCTTCTTTCTGTTGATACGGATGTAGTGTCTTCCGTCTGCAGTTGTTCCGATATGTGAAGGGTAAAGCCGCTTTACATCTACATACGACAACCCGGTGAAGGCGGAAAAGATGAATATCCTTCGGGTAAGCTCTTGCCGTTTCTCCGGCATAGGCTGCTCCATTATCCTCTGTAGTTCGGCTCTGCTGATATGCTTCAACTTGTTGTCGGGCTTTTTCTCGTATGATACATCTGCAAGGGGATTGAAGCGGATGATTTCTCTATCCACAGCAATGTACATCAGTCTGTTCAACCATGTAAGGCAATGATTGATGTGGCTTGCACCACAACCTTTGGTCTTTAGATAAAGTTTGTAGCCCCAGCCGAAATCGTCGGTAATGTCCTCGAAGGCAATGTCACGCATACTAAGTGAAAGGAGGTATTCGTGCAGATAGGCTTGCGAGGACTTGGACTGACGATAGGAGGAAGTGGAATCTATCACTTCCGCACGGATCCGCAACCGTTCCCGTTCTTCCTCTCCTGCTTTCAAGAGTGTGGTGGGGATGGTAGCCACACATGTTATCTCGTTTTTCAGCATTTCTGCTGTAACCATACCAGTCTCTTTCAACAGGTTTTCATAAGATGTTTCTATTTTGGCCCGCAGTGCGATAAGGAGATTGTTTGTCCTGATGTCCTTAACCTCTCCGCTTTTGGCGTTCCAACTATCGGGGTTGCAATAGTAGCCCGTGGAGAATACGCTCTTCTTGCCGTCAATGGTGATACGGCACAGGATGGAAGTTGTGCCGTCCGCCTTGACTTTTCCACGGTTGATGTAGTATAGAATTGAAAATGTACTTCGCATAATATAACTGTTTTAATGATTAGAGAATCGTTAGAGAATAAGTTTCAGATCCTTTGTGGCTTCAATGTACTTGTCTATATCCTCAAAGAGTTTCTTCGGGGTCACACGGGCATATACTTGGGTGGTTCTTATATCGGAATGTCCCAGCATCTTGCTGACGGTTTCGATGGGCACTCCGTTTTCAAGTGTCATGAGGGTAGAGAATGAATGCCGCCCCATGTGATAAGACAAGCGGCCTTTGATTCCGGCCTTCATTTTGATGCTTGTCAGACACCATTTCAAGGCTTGATACTGGATTACTGGAAACAGTGTGGCCCGTGTAGCGTCCTTATATTTCTCGATGAGGGCAATCGCTTCCGGCAACAGTTTGACACGGCTTAACTGACCGTTCTTCCCTCGGCGGTATTTCAGCCATAGTGCGCCTCTGTCATCCCTTGACAGGTTGTCGGGAGTGATGGCCACCACATCTACATACGAAGTCCCGGTATAGCAGGCGAAAAGAAACATATCACGGACAATAGAATGCACGGGACGGCATCCTTGAAGATCTACATCACGGATTTTCTCGAAGTCCTTCCGGTTCAAAGCTTTTGGCGGTGTCTCTTTCTGTTTTGGCAGTGGGTAGTGCTCGAAATAGAACTTGTCCGCGTGTCCTTCCTTGAATGCCATGCGGCAAATCTTTTTCAATATCGCCAGATAGTGGCGCACGGTCTGCACACCCAAGCCCTTCTCAATCACAATGAATTCTTGAAACTCCCGGATGAATTGTTCGTTGAGTTGGCAGAAGGCTAGGTCTGAAACCTTAAACTTGTCATTGATGAACTCACCAAGACGGCGGCGGGTATAGATATAGGTCGGTGGAGTGCGGTGTGAGACATCAATACCGACACGGGCTTTGATTTCCTCGATGTGTCTGTCAAAGAGGGCCAGCAGGGTCATTTGTGTGTCCTTGCTGCCTTGGAACATGTCCTTGACCGTGGTTGCATCAAAATAGGTCTTACGCTCCATGAGAGAGTTGAAGGCGGTGGTTACCGCCAACAGCAGTTTCTCGATTTTCGCATTGATCTCCACTGCCTCCCTGCTCTTTCCGTTCAGTCGGCTTTCACGGGGATTCCACAGTTCGGGAGTGCAGGAGAGTTTGCAACTGAACTGCGCCATCGTGCGGTTCACGGTTATTCTCCCCATTATCGGGGCTTTGCCCGACTTGTCCTGTCCGCTCCTTTTGAGGTAGAGCAACACCTTGAATTTTTCTACTTTCATACGCTTATATTTTTAGGTGCAAAGTTACTTGCCATATAAGCGTTCCTTGATATGCAAAATGCTGTGGATGAGCGAAAACAAAACGGTGAGGATTTCTTTTCGTTGCTTCCCGTTACCTATTTCTATTCGGTAACTGCCCGGCTAACGATTTGGTAACCGAACAACCTCAATGTTCCGCTTTCATTTGCATTTTTACCACTTGGCAAAACACAGAAACTATGCTCATTTCAAACGACTTACGTTTTATCTTCACTTGTCTGCTTTTCCTTGCTTAACCATTCACTTCCCATCTTGCCCGGCACACGTTCGCCACGACCACCACGCTGGCAAAGGGTGTGCCCATTGAAACCGTCAGCAAGATGCTGGGACATACTAACATTGAAACAACACAAATTTACGCCCGCATCACTAACAGCAAGATTAGCAGCGATATGCAGGGGCTTGACAAGAAATTTGTCGGTATCGAAAAGATTTATAAGGAAGTCGCCATGTGATTTTGATTATAGGTAACAGGTCGTAAATTGCGACCTGTCCTTGCTGCATTATTCCAACATTACTTAATCTCTAAAAATATACAATTATGGACTTGCAGATTATCCAAAACAAGATTTTTGAAGTTAGAGGCTGCCGTGTGATGCTTGATTTGCATTTAGCGGAACTCTACCAAGTTGAAACACGAGCTTTGAAACAGGCGGTCAAACGTAACATAGACCGCTTTCCCAGTGATTTCATGTTTGAGTTGAGCAAAGACGAGTGGTCGGGACTTATCACAAATTGTGATAAGTTCCCCGACAACATTCGTCATACACCTACTCCGCCAATGGCTTTCACCGAACAGGGCGTAGCCATGCTTTCTTCAGTTCTCCGTTCCAAGGTAGCCATAGAGGTAAACATTTCTATCATGCGGGCTTTCGTCCTTATGCGCCAGATGGTAATTGGTTATGAAGAACTGGTAAAACGCATTGAGGAACTGGAAGTAAGTACCGATGCCCAGTTCAACGAATTGTATCAAGCCCTTACACAACTTTTGAGCCAGTCGCAGCAGCAGAGAGAACGCCGTCCGATTGGTTTTGCTACCTATGATCGTTCTGGAAACAAATAGGTAACGATTTTGAAAATAAGAAGTACTATAACTATCTATATTCCAATAATATATTTTTTCATCTTGTAAGGGTGTGTCAAAACTAAAAGTAACTGACATCTTGTTATTTTTAGGCACGGATCACACGGAAAAACACCGAGAAAGAAGAATAATCATCCGCGAAATTCCGTGTAATCCGTGCCTAAAGGAAAGCAGTTTCCTAATTTGACACACCCTCGTATTTTTTATATCCTTTCCCAAAGGCACATTCCCCGAAACGCCAGCGGTGCATGGCATCGCAGACTGTTTTTCGTGAAAAGAGCCTTTGGAAACCCGCACAAGAGTATTGGAAGGTGAACTTCCGACACACTTGTTTTTCCCGCCCGCATAGGCAATTCCCTAATGGACTGAATGGGGAACAAGAACTTTTCCCCTGTTTCCCAACCTGTAAATCTTCCTCATTAAGCAGTCCTCCAGCCGGGAGGTCGTTTTTATCATTTCAATAGGCAAAGGTAGTTACGTGTTCTTCACGGCTTTGCAAGGTCAAGCCTTTTCAGGTTTGGCGAAAAAATCTTCCCTGCGACATTCGTTGCGAGGTATTTTTCCACAAAACCCTGCAAACTCTAAACACTGCCCTTTTAAGCCTATGTGAAACGAAAACGACCGACCCGACCGGAAGACGCATAAAAAAAAAGTCGGATTTACGGGAAACAGGAAAAAAGTTCAGTGAAACTTCAACTCCCTCACCTCTCAAATCCGCATAAAATTAAAAACTTAATAATTACAGGATATGGAAGCAGTAACATTATCGGAAGCAAGAGTTTATGTAGGCACTTATGGCAAGTACAACAACGGTTCATTGTTCGGGGCATGGCTTGACCTGTCGGACTATTCGGACAAGGAAGATTTTTACGAAGCCTGCCGGGAGCTTCACAAGGACGAGGAAGATGCGGAGTATATGTTTCAGGACTGGGAGAACGTACCGGAAAACCTAATCGGCGAAAGCTGGATTTCCGAGAACTTCTTCACCTTGCGGGATGCGGTGGAAAAGTTGAGCGACACCGAACAGGAAGCCTTTTTCGTGTGGTGCAACTACAAAAGCCATGATTTGAGCGAGGAAGATGCGGACGACCTTGTACGGGATTTTCAGGACGAATATCAGGGACAATATGACGATGAAGAGGATTTCGCCTACCAAATCGTGGAAGAATGTTACGACCTGCCGGAGTTCGCAAAAAACTATTTCGACTACAAACAGTTTGCCCGTGATTTGTTCATGTGCGACTACTGGTTTGATGACGGGTTTGTATTCCGGGCGGCTTAAACGACCATTCGGGCGGGGTTAAAAGCCCTGCCCGCATAAACAGAGAAACGATGAAACGGAAAAGCATTTATAAAATCATCCTGCGGGTGTTATTGTTCTGCCTTGTGTGGCGGCTCGCCTGCACAGCCGGAGCAATCACGGCGGTAACGGCATATCTTGTATTTCGTGCCGCCTGTTTCCTGCTCCGGGTCTGCCTGTCGGCGTTTTATGCGTTGTGCGTGGCTCTGCTTTTCCTACTGTTGCTTTCCCTATTGAGTATATAACGAATAAAAAACAGAATATCATGCAATCATTGAACAGAAACGGGGTGAGCATCACCCAAGCACCGGGAGAGGAAAAGTTTGTAAAATACCGTCCGGTCGCATTCAAGGGACGGATATTTTGCCAATACGACTACCGCCACACGGACGGGGAACTGTTTTCCACAGTGGCTAAAACGCTGGCAGAGTGCCGCCACAGGCGGGATAAATGGATAGAAAAGAAAGAACAGGGTAATAACAGATAAATTTTATGGGTATGAAAACGACAGAAGTAAACAAGAACCTAATCGGCAGACGTTGCGAGTGTATTTTTACGGGCATGATGGTAACGGGCGTTATCGAGAACATCGAGAAAAACAAGTATTCTGTAAACGTGAAAGTGCATTTCGATAAGCCGCAGCAGTGGGGCGATGATTTGTACACGGAAGATTGGGCATGGGGACGCAAGACGGACGAGTTCGGCACGCTGCACCATTTGCGACTGTTGGCAGACGAACCGGACTTTCAGACGATGACAGTAGTTTTCGGTGAGCCTATCAGCCAGATAGACCGCAGCGTTTTTGAAGATGTTTCCACTTGGGGCGTTTCTTCTTTACAAGGTTGGATAAACAGCTATGAAAGTGTCAGGTTTGTAGCCATAAACGACCATACGGCGG